CCTCGACGATGCGGCGGTCGACGTTGTCGATCCGGAGCGTGACGCGGGCGAGCTGGTCCTCGCGCGAGTCCGCGAGGGCGAGCTCGAAGGGATAGGCGAGGTACACGTCGCCGCGGCTGGTGATCTTAACGGTGTTGCCGACGACCCGCAGCGGCGCATCGAGCGCGGGGTGCTCCAGGGTGAGCAGCGGCAGGAACACCTCGCCGGTCTCGGGCGCATTGAGCGCGCGCCGCGCCAGCAGGGAGAGATCGTGCGGCATGCTCCTATGCCCTCCTCGTCGTGGCGAACGATCGCGCCCGGCCGCGACGGGCCGCCATGCCCGCGCACGCTCCGACCGCAATGACCGGCGCCCCGCACCGGGCACCGGGCGCGATTCCTCGAACGGGTGTCGTCAACGGGCTCACTGCGAGAACGTTCGCGCCCGGCCGCGACGGCGAGACCCAGAGGCACTCCGCCGCGCTCCGCCCAATGCGGCGTCCCCGGAATGAAGAGACACCGGGCGCGAGCTGAGCGATCATCCGCGCACCGACCATTCACTGGCGTACCGCTCGAGAGTGCTGCGGGCCTTGGTCAGCTCCTCGACGACCCGCTCGAATTGCCTCAGCAGGCCCAGCGCCTGCGGACTGCCGGCGCGGGCGAGGCGCCGATGAAGGCCGTGAACGGCGACGACGACCTCCCGGAGCGCGGCCTCACCGCGGCGCGCATCCTCGCCGATCCCCCGGAGCGCGCCGGCCTCGGCCGCGAGCAGCTTCGCCTCGACCGCGGACTTCTCGCGTCCTGCCGCGAGCCTGGCGGCGTCGATCAGCGGGGCCCGGCGCTCGATGGCGACCTCGAGGGCCGCGATCTCAGCCCGCATACCCACCGCGTCACGCCGCGCTCCGTTGGAACGGCCGGCCATGGCCCCGACCTCGTCCCTCAGGCGGTCGCGGCGCGATACGTCGGCCGCCTGCTCGCGCGCGAGGACGCCGAGGCGATCGTGCGCGGATTCGGGGCTGGTCTGGACCCCGGCACGGCAGCTCATCGCGGGGTCCTCCGCGCGAGCGCGCGGCGCAGGGTGCTCAGGGGCGATCGTCTGTGGAGCTCGGCGCGGTAGTGAGCCGTGGTGCCGGGCCGGGCCGGCACGACGCCCAGGACGCGCGGGTTGAGGTCATCGTCCAGCTCCACGCGAAGGGCCACCCCGACCCCGTAGCGTTGCTCGAGCTCGACCCGGTGGCGGGTCAAGTACGCGGCGATCCGGCGCGCGCGCATCGTGCCCCCGTCGCCGTCAGAGGAAAGCGGGCGCTGCTCCCAATCCGTCATCGGTTAGTCCTCCTCGGCATGGTCGAGACTCTCGGCGCGGTCGCGCATGACCCGGAGGGTCCGCAGCGGCTCGCCCGGCGTGCCGTCCGCGGCGAGCGGCGATTCGATCACCGCCTCGATGTCGCCGTTGGCGTTGCGGATGATGCGTTTGAACATCGGCGGCGCGATCATCTGCACGGTGTCGGGGTTCAGGCTGACGTTCTCGGCGCGCAGGATCACACCCGGGGCGCCGGCCGGCGCGCTCGGCGCCGGCAGCATGGGGGTCCGCGCCGGCGACGTGACGGGCACGAGCTGGTCGACGAGCTGCGGCACGTAGGTCCGCGCCATCTCTTTGTCGACGACATTCGTGACGCGGGCCGGCATGTCGGGCACCGTCCCGGAGGTGACGACGCTGCGCAGGCGCGTCAGCAGTTCTCTGCGGATCTCGGCCGCGAGCTTCGCGGCTCGCGCCTCGGCCGTCGTGGGGTCGCCGAGCAGCGCCATCGACGGCGTGAGCATGCGCACGACCGCCTGGTCGACGGTCGTGTCGCGCTCCAGCCGCTCGTACGCCCTGTGGACCTTTACCGCCGCGTCCGTCGACGACGCGGACGCGCGGAGGAGCTCGGCGGTCCACCGGCTGAGGACGCGGAACACGGCATCCGCCACCACCGCGCGCGCGCCCGGATTGACGGGCTCGGCTGGGGCCGCAGCGGCAGGCAGCGGCGGAAGGTTCTCCTTCCGGCGCACCTCGTCGATTGTGAGAAAGCCCGCGTCCAGGCCGACCTGGTAGGCGGCGAACCGGCCCGCCGTGTCGGTCTGAAGGAGGGCATCGGGGAGATGCTCCGCATACACGGTCTCGCGCTCGGCCGGCGTGATGCACGCGCGGTTGACGGCCGCGGCGATCCGCGAGAGCCAGGGGCCCAGCGTGAACTTCAGGAAGCTGAGGGCCTCGGTCTCACTGTTGGAGTACGTCATCCCGGTCCGACTGCCGCCGATCATGTGTACCGGCACGCCCCAGATCCGGGCTTCCTCCTCAACGGAGAAGCGCCGACCTTCGATGAACTGCGCGTCCTCGGGCGAGACCGTCACCTTCTCGAACTTCATGCCCTGCTCGAGGACGAGCATCCGGTGCGCGCGCTCCACGCCGCTGTACTTCTTCTCCAGCTCGGCCTTGAAGCGCTCGCGGGCTTCGGGGCTCATGGTGCCCGGGTGCGACAGCACCCCGCCCGCTGCGGCGCCGTGGGCATAGAACTCGGCGCCGAAGCGCTCGAGCGCGAGCGCGCTGCCGAAGACTTCGCGCGCCACCGCGATCGGGCTCTGCCCGGTGATCCCGTCCTCGCTCATCGGCCCGCAGACGTGGAGCATCTGGCGATCGGTGAGCACGACCTCGGGCCGCGTGCCATTGGCGACGGGATAGATCAGCCCGCCGGCCCCGTCGCGGGCACGCTCGACGCGGACCCGATCCGGGTGGATGTACCAGAGCTCGCTCACGCGTCCCACCTGGTCGCGCACGATCTCGGCGTAGCCGTTGCCGCGCAGCAGGATCGCGGTCGTCATGAGCTCCCAGAAGCCGAAGGCGTCCTGCTCCGGGTTGGGACGGGAATGGAGGACGGCATACGTCGGGTGCTTGGTGTAGCGCTCGCGCGTCCCATCGGGCTGACGCCGATAGAGCAGGAACGGCAGCCCCGCGATGGTCGCCGCGATGAGATTCACGCACGCCCACGTGGCGCTCAGGCCGGACGCGCTCCGCGTGGACACGTTCACGCCGGTGGCGGACACGCGATCGTTGAACAGGAGGCGCACGAGCTCGCGGTCGCTGCTGTTGTAGGGCCCGAGCTTCACGCTGCGCACTGCCGCGGCCGCCGCCGCGCGCGCCTGGCGGCCGACCGACTCGAAGAGCATCATCGACGATCCCCTTTCGCCTTCGCGCGCGTGCTGGCGCGGAGCATGCCGATGCCAATCACGGCCAGGCCGCCGACGATCGCGCCGGCCGCGAACGAGAGCAGGCAGACACCGCCGACAAGCAGCGCCAGGCCGGCGAGAATCACCACATCGTCACGGTCCACTCGAGGCTCCTTTCATCGCTTTCAGTTGAACGGCGCGTCACGCGGCGAGCTCCCGGTACTCGGCCATCGAGCGGCCACGGCGCGCGGCCCAGGCGCAGGTCCGCGAGCAGAACTTGAGCCGGTCCGCCTTCTTCGGGCTGTACTCCGCGCCGCAGTGCCGGCACAGCGAAACCGAGCGCCTCTCGACGCGAGCCGCGCGCGCGACGCTCGCGCGAACGGTCAGGACCACAGCGCACCGCCGGCCACAGCAGCGGGCGCGGGTGTGCTTGGGGCGGAAGCCGCGTCCGCAGACCGCGCAGGGGCGCCGCGTCCCGGCGAGGGTCCGCCGCGCGCTGCGCGCGCAGGCTGGCGAGCAGTACCGCTGCGCGCGCTCGGGGCCGAGGAAGGACCGCTGGCATCGCTGGCACACCAGCGCATGCCGGGTCGCCCTGGCCGCCCGCTGGGCCGCCGCCTGGCACGGCCGCGAGCAGTACGCGGGCGGCGGGCCATGCACCGCACGGCGGGCCACGGGCGCCGAACAGCGCCGGCAGCGCGGCGTGCCAGGGGGGGTCGTGGGACCTCCGACCGCGCGTGTCACGCGGCCCCGACGGTCATCAGGCGAGGCGTGGAAAAGAACCAACGTCCCCCCATGTTCACGATCCATGGGACTCTCGGTCGAGCACGATCCATTCGCCCAGCGGCCAGAGGCCGAGATGCCGGGCGATCGCTTCCGCGTTGACGAGGCTGACCGCGAGCGTCCGGGCATTGATCGCCCGCAGCTCCTCGAGGGCCGCGCGCTCGTCCGACACCTCCGACAGCGCGTCGATCTCGGCTTCGCTGCGGAGCGGTCGGCCCTGGTGGCGAAGCGCGCGCTCGATCGCGGCAAGGGTGGATTCCACCTCCGGGCTCATGGCCTCACCCCACGACGTTCTTTCGGAGGGTGAGAGGCGGTGACCGTCGGAGCCGAGCTCGCGCGACGCCCGCAGGATGACAGGGGGGTCACCGCGCACCCCCTGCCGCATCGGCGCGCCAGCGGATCGCGGCCCGGCCGCGCTCGCCGAGCTGGACCGCGGGCCGCAGCTGACCCTTCGCCTTGCGGCGCAGCACGGTCTTCGGCGAGACGCCCATGCGATCGGCCAGCTCGCGGGTCGTGAGGAGTCTGCCGCTCGCCTCCGGGGTGAGCTGAGCCCGGACCGTCGCCAGTGACGCCGCGACGGCCGCGTACTCGAACCAGCCCGCGCCGTCGGCCAGCCGCTTCTCGAGCTCGGCCAGGCGCGCCTCGAGGTTCCGCGCGGCGCGGTCGAGGGCGGTCACGACGGCACCTCCCGGAACCCGCAGCGCGGACAGCGCGGGCTCAGCTCGCGGCTCGTGAACCAGGCGTCGCACCGCAGGCAGCGCCAGCGCACGGGCGGGAGCCAGTCGAAGGCGCTCACGGGCGGCCCCACAGCTTGTCGTTCCGCTTCGCTGTCCGACCGTTACTCGAATGCAGTGAAGCGAGAAGGGTTCCCCCTTCTTTACTTCTTGTAGTTACCTTCTTCTGAATGTCGGATGAAACGTCGGGGGAAATGTCGGATGAAATGTCGGAGGCGTCGGACCGCCGCTCCTGATACTGCTCGTAATTCTTGATAGTTAGCAGCGTGTAGCCAATGTCGGCACCACGCACGGTAGAAATGTCGGAGATCATCTCGGCCTTCTGGAGGTCGCGGAGGAAGGTGCTGACGGTCTCCCGCGTCCATCGCCAGCGCTCCGCGAGCGCGGCCTGGGAGCCGTACACCTGACCGCGCCGGACGTCGATGAGGCGACCGCCGCGGACGACCTGGTGATCCGCATGGGCAGCGCTCATCAGGAGATCCACCCAGGCCTGCCCGCGGGTGAAGCGCTCGCGCAGCCACAGGGGATGGCCGGCGAGGCGGCGGTGGAGCTTGATCCAGCCGGCTCGCCCCTGATCATCCACGTGTGGCCCGGGCGCCGGCGGCGGTACGGCGGAGGCTCTCGCCGGGCAGGTTGAACCAGGTGCCGCCGCTGAGGCGGTCGGCCACGCGATCCCCGACGGCGGCCGCGATCGAGCCGGCCGTGTGGTTCGTGGTGAACCACGTCGCGGCAAACTTCGCCTCGCGCTCGACGACCAGCTCCTCGATCAGGGATGCGGCGAGCCCGTCCTCCTTCACGTAGTTGCCGCCGAGATCGTCAATCGCGAGCAGCTCGGCATTGAGACAGGCGTCGAAGACGTCGTCGCTGCCGGGCCGGATGAGCAGGCGCGTGAGCTTCGCCGCGGCGTAGTAGACGACCGCGTTGTGGTCGCACTCGTGCAGCGCGTCCTGGCGGAAGGCCGCGGCCATCGCGTAGCTCTTGCCGACGCCGGTCGGCCCGGCGAGTGTCACGAGGCCGGTGGTGACTTTTAGGTCTTCCGACTCGAGGACCTCCCGCATGGCGACGACCGCCGGTGTCTGGCGGCCCGTGAGACGGGCGCCCGTGTATCTGATCGGTACGTCCACGTGCTCGCGCCGGAGGATCACCTGCCAGGCGCGCTCCTCCGCCAGCTCGAGCTCGCGGCCGACGAAGGGAAAGGGATCCTCCTCGGGCAGGACGAGCTGGCCGTGTTCGCGGCACTTCCGCCACCAGTGGTCGACCATCCGGCCGAATCGCGGCTCGATGCACCAGGGGCACGCCTTCGGATCCGTGGCGACCTTGAACCACGCCGAGGCGATCACGTTGTCGTCACCGCCGGGCTTGTCGAGAACGGAACCGTCGACAGCGAGCTTGCCTTGCTCACTGCGTGGATAGGTCTGCTTCTTGAGATCGCGCACCGCGCGGCGGGGCGCCGGTCCGTCGCTCATCGAGCCAGCCCGCCGGCCACGAGAGCCGCGAAGGCGTCCACCACCACGAAGAGCTGACGGGCGTACTGGAAGAGCTGGGCGCGGGCGACGAGGAGGCCGCTCACGCGCTGCGCTCGTCCACCTTCTCGAGCGCGTGACGAATACGCGCCGCGAGCTCCGGCGTCAGGGGTGACCGTCCGCTGAGAATCGATCCCAGCCGACGCGGATGGATCCTGATGCTCGCCGCGAGGATGTAGATCGGCATCCGGCAGCGCGCAAGCTCGGCTCGGAAGTCGTCGCAGGTCGCGTCGTGCATGCCCCTTGGTATACCGGGGCGGATGTACCCGCGGGCAGGAGCTATTTAGACGCGGTCGAGGACGGCCTTAAGGGGTCCGGGGTCCGGTAGGCTTCCCAGGTCGGAGTGAGCTTCAGAAGGCGCTCGGCTACGCTCAGCCCCTTTCTCACTGCAGCACGACAACCGCAATCGTACACATCGCCACGATGATGCCGATGGCGTTGCGCTCGTCGAGCGAGGTCCGAAACCGATACCCGCGGTTCCTGGACATGCCGCGCGTAGTACCACATGCCCCAGGTCGTGAGCGGTCCGATATCGCGGTCTCTTGATGGCTTCCGGCGGCCATGAGTGGAGCTGCGCTCGATGGCCGTAAGCTCGTCGAGCGCGCGCTGGAGACGGTGACGGAAGCCCTCGATCGACTCGCCGGGTCGAGGGAAGGCCGCGAGCGGCGGCGCCACCAGGTCGGCCTCGAGGCGCGCCCGCTGGGATATCCGTTGCGTCGGCCTGAGTTCGTTCCAGATCGACCGTACGCATCCGTTGGCGATCTCTGAGGCTAGCCACGGCCATGGCAGGGCGAGTGTCGTGTGCACGAAGTGGACAGCCTCACGCGAAATCTCGTCGAGCGCGCCGTGAGCGAGCTCGGCCCCTTCGTCGACGCTGAGAAGGTGCTTTCGAATCGACACTCGCCAGCTGTCCCACAACGCTTCCACCCGCGGATCACCGAGGAGCGCCGAGGTGAATCCATCGATGATGGCGACCGCGCGTTGGGCATCGACGAGCGAGCCGCTGATGCTGTAGGCCCGGGCGTAAAACCCTTGATCCAAGCTCCCCCCTTCGGAGCCCCTGAAGAGATCGCGGGAAGGTCGCCAGGGAAGCGACCGTGTCGGGCGGCCGGCCCTATCCCGCGAGGCGGAGTCTATCCGTTCGAGAACAGTGTCGGAAGCCCCAATGCGAGAGCGCGACGGACTGCGACGTCACGTGCGGCGCCGAATAAAGACGCCGGCGGAGCGCTTGTCAGTCGGGCTCCGGGCGCCCAAGGGCTCCGGTCGCCTTCAGACCCTGCAGGAGCTCGCGGAACAGCATCCGGGCGGTGAGCTCCTCATCGGCCCCGGCCTGCGTCGGACCGTTCCGGCGGCCGCGGCAGTCAATGCAAACGGTTCCCTTCTCGACCGTGTAGGTCCCCGAGTACGGGTGGCCCTCGAAGTCCATGGTGATCGCTTCCGTTCGTGATTTCGCCTTCGCCATCTCCGTCCAGGACCTCCTATCGTTGAGGCCGCGACGCCGCGAAGCCGCTCGAGCGGATCCCGCGCCTCGGCGCGCTCACCGCCAGGCGCTGCGGCCTGCGTAGGTAGAGCGTGTCGGCAAGCCGCTCGCGGGTGTGCTCGCCGTCCGCCCGGAAGCGCCGGGTTTTCATGCGCTGTCTACCCTGTCCACTCCTGTTCCGAGATACCCGCCTGACGAAGGATCTCTTTCAGGAGCGAGACGTGGACCTCGTCGGAGCCGCCGTGCGGGTTTGGGATGCGGACGGTCTGCTGCCGCTTCCGCATGAATCGATGTTTGCCGCCTGAGATCGGGCCAGCCCAGCCGAGTTCACGAAACCGTCTGATGAGATCTGCCAGGGGAGTCAGCCGGGGCAGGGCCACCTTCGCTAGGGCGCGGCGTGACTTAGAATCGTCGCGAGACGGCGCTCAGGTCGATCTCGTCGATCACCGGAATATCGGTGTCCCGATTGACGATCTTCACCAGCAGCCAGTCGCGAAGAACCTCCTCGAGACTATCAAGGTTCTCCTTCAGCGAATCACCGTCCGCCCACACGCCGGGAAACGTGTCGAGTGCGCAGTACCACTTACCGGTCTCTGTCTGATGCGGCGCAGCAGACTGCAGGGCGACGGAGACGTAGCGTGACAGCATCTCTTGCGGCAGCGTAATGACTTGCGGGGTTGGCTGCCAAGGCATCGGATCGTTCTGCAGCAACTTCCCGTTGGTGCTGTTTTCGACGCGTACCTTCTCGACGGTCGTCTCGACGGTCAACGTCGTCATGACGGCTGGCCTCCCCCACGGCGCAGATGATCCGGCGCGCTGACCGTCAACACGTTCGTGGAGTTCAGGATGTACACGGGGTTACCGTGTTGATCATAGACGCCCTCGATACGTAGGACTTCGGTTGCCACCGGCTTCAGCTTCACGATGCTCCCGTCATCGAGCAGGTACTCGTTCCAGTGCTCTCGGACGTTCTGGAATGAGAGCTCGACCGCATCGTGCTCCTGCCCGTCAGGACCCCGAATCTTGCGTGTGCGCATTCACCCTAATCCTACAGAGAAGCCGCCCCGAAGTGCGCCCCCGAAAGGGGCGGGGGCATAGGGTCGCCGACCCCCTTGGCCGCTGTCAAGCGGCCCGGGATCTCACGCGACCGAGGCGTCCCCCGGCCGCTGCCATCCCGCTGCCATTTCATGGGTCGATTCAGGGTTTTTCTGGCCTTTTCCGGGCCTGTGCGCTCGACGCGCAACAGGCCGGAAAAACGCCGAAACTACCGGAAGATGAGTGGTGACCCCGGCGGGATTCGAACCCGCGATCTCGACCTTGAAAGGGTCGCGTGGGCGCTAACAAGCACAGGCACTTACGGCCGTGCTGCCACGTCGCGCTGCCAGATCGCGTTGGTTTCCGTCCCGCTGACCGCCTCGGCGGCCGCGCGGAGCGTCGCGTCCGTCACCGCGGCGTACCGCCGCATCATCCGCTCGGTCTTCCAGCCGCCGAGCGCCATCACGATCGGCGCCGTGAAGCCCTTGTTGAGCGCCATGGTCGCTCCGTGGTGGCGGAGGTCGTGAAAGTGGAAGTCCTTCAGGCCGGCCGACCGCGCCGCTCGGCGGAACACCTTGCCGATCTGCTCGCGGCTGTACGGCCGGCCGCCGGGCCCGGGGAACACGAGCTCGGCCTCTGGGTGCGCCTCAAGCTGCGCGCGGACGATCTTCTGTGCCGCCGCACTCAGGATGACCGGGCGAGCCCCAGTCTTTGCCTGTGGCAGGAGAACGACCCCCTGCTCCAGGTGGACATACTCCCGGCGCAGTCCGCGGAGCTCTGAGAGGCGCATGAGCGTCAGCGCGGCCAGCTTCGCGATCTCCCGAAAGGGCGCCGGCATCGTTTCCAGGACGAGCAGCTCTTCCTCGGGCCGCAGCCAGCGGACCCGGGTCTCGTCCTCCTTGAAGAACGCCCCGCCTGGAAAGCGGTATTCGGGCCGCGCCTTCTTGAGCGCCGCGCGGAGGGTCCGGAGGTCCCGGTTGATCGTCGAGACCTTCGTGCCCTCACGGTCGAGGGCTTGGGCGCGCCGTTCGAGCGCGTCCGCTTCGGTGGCCTGGCCGGCGCCGCGAACGGTCGCCGCCTTGGCGCGCAGCTCCCGGGCCGGCAGCGAGGTCTGCTTGCGGAGCCTCCGAAACGCGAAGATCTCGACGTCGCCGATCTCTGAGACGTGGCGATCGAGCAGCTCGGGCACCAGGGCCTCGATCGCACGCGCCGTGTAGTTCACGCGGCCGACCGACTCGTCGCCCTTCCCGCGGTCGATCATGTCCTGGGCGTAGGCCTCGAGGAGCGTCCGCAACGTCGCCGGCGCCTGCTCATGGGCCTCCGCCGACCGCACCTTGTTCTTCAGCTCCTGGAGGAGCTCGGACTCGGCCGTGCGGGCTTCGTCCTTCGTCGCGCGGAAGGCCGCCTTGCGAAGCCCCTTGTAGGCGACGCGCGCCTGGTAGACCCACTTCCCGTGGTTCTTGATCCGGCGGACGGACATCAGTGGCCTCCGATCACGAGATCGCTGCTCTGGCGGGCGTAGACGGCGCAGATCATGACGGCCTTTCCCCGATGATCTCGGCGACGATCGCGCCAATCGCGGCGTGCATCCTCTGGGCAGCCTCGTCAGCCGCGCGCAGGTCGGCGTAGTTCTTAGCGAAGTGCTCAACAGCCCTTCGAGCCTCGGCGAGGGCGTTGGCGGTGGGCCCAGAAAAGACCGCTCGAGAGAGAGTCGCGATCTGCATCCCTTCCTGGTAGAGCGCGTCGAGCTCTTTCTGATCTATCGGTTCACCGTCTCTGGGAGTAACGCTGTGAGCGAGGAAACGATTGGCACGCCCGAGCACGTCCAGCTGCAGTTCGCGCTTGCGCTGATCGATGGACATCGCGCGCGAGATCGCGGCCTTGATCTCCTCCTGCGCGGCCGTCGTCTTTCGTTGCTGCTCTAGGATCGTGTCGAGGTCTTCGCGAATGGCTCGCGCTTCCCCCTTTTTCTGGGAATAGCCCGTGACGTAGGGCTTCAGCACGATCCCGGCAACCACGATCACCACGACGTTCGCTACTGACAGGATGACGCTGAGGATCTCCGCCATCACCGCAACCGCCTCCAGATCCGCGCCCGCCGGGCGAGCCACGGATGCACGACCACCTCGTAGGAAAGCAGGCCGACCGCGACGCCGGCGAGGAACGTCAGGGCGAGCTCGTGGGCGGGAAGGGTCACTGGCGCTCCCGCAGCCGCCGGATGACCGGGCTCATGCCAGCATCCGCCGGAACTCGCGATAAGACGGCGTGGGGGCGTTGGCCAGAGATTCGAGATAGTCCGACAGGTCCACACGTCGAGCGCGCGCATAGCTGGCGAACTGCGCGCGTGTCGCGGGGCTCAGCTTGCGCGGCTTCATGGGTTTCAGGCTCCGCGTTCGGCGGGCGTCAGCGGTTGCGCGCACGACCTCGGCGTAGAGGGCCTTCGCGAGTCGCCAGCGCCAGGCGAGCAGCATCCACAACAGCGTGCGCTGGGCCTCCCGGTCGTCCACGGCGGCATGCAGACTCATCGTCGCGAGGGCGGCGAGACGGCGCGCCTCGCGTCGGCGCTCGGTCCGAGCGCGGCTGGCCTGGCCACGCTCAGAGAAGCGGTGACCCACCACAGTCCGCGGCGGGTGCAGGCCGTCAGCATCCGCCGCCGCGCGCGCCGCGTCGACGGCATCGTCGCGGGTGCCGTAGTAGGGATCGAGCCACCGTCGGAAGGCGGGCTCATCGACCATCCGCACCGCCTCCAGTCTCAGGGAGGCAGGGAGGCGGTGGGCCAACTGCGTGAGGCGCTCGCGCAGCCACACCGGAGAAGCGGCGACGCTGGGGGCCGCTCGGCCTGGGCTTGCGATAGGCGCCGCGCTGTCGCCGGGCGCTTCGCGCGGCAAGGGCAGCAGGCGGCGGAGCCTCTCCGCGTCGGCTCCGTACTCGACCGGAACGCCGTACCGCTCGCGCAGCGTGTCGGCCACGTGCGGATCGTCGGTGAACGCGTACAGGTGCCGCGGGTACGCCTGGCTCGCGCGCCAGCCGCGATCGTGCTGGACCACGCGCCCCCACAGCGACACCTCGCCCACCACCATGATGCCGCCGAGCCTCTCGATGCCTTCGGGGGGGTGGGTCGTCCAGCCGATCTCGTTGAGCAGCATCGGGTGGCAGACGCACCAGATGCCGCACTTGCAGTCGTCGGCCGGCGGCTCGTGGATCTCCTCGGGGCAGATCGCCTCGACAGCTTCGCGCGGCTTCCACGCCAGGCCGCGCATGAGGATCGGCCGGAGCAGGAGCTCCTCGGGCAGCGTGAACCAGCACCGCCAGCCGACGATCGGCTCGTCGCTGCGCTCGACCGCGGGGGCGTCGGACGTGGCGGTCATGCCGGCACCGCGGCGGGCTCGTACTGGGGTGCCGGGGCGGGCGAAGGCTCCTCGCGCCGGATCGGCGGCGGGACGGGACTGACGGCCGGGATGATGAGCCAGCGCCGCGACGGCGTGCCGATCTCGCCCGCGCGCGGCTGTGAGAGGATGGAGGCGCCCATCGTTCGCTCCTTTCGGGTGGGCCGGGCCGGGCGTGTTCCCGCACGCGCCGGCCGTTTCGTTTGCCGGGTGCGCTACTTCACGAGCTCTGCAACCTTGACTCTCAAGGCCCTCGCGATCTTTTCGAGCGTCGCGAGGGTCGGATCCTGCTTCGCGGTCTCCAGACGCGCGAGATGACTGCGGCCCACGCCTGCCGCCTCGGCGAGCTGCTCTTGAGTCCAGCCGCGGCGCTCGCGGAGCTTTTTGATTCTCATCGCGACCTTCTCAATGGGCGCCATCTTGTACCTTTCTAGGTACAGAAGTCAACCGACACGGTCGAGGGGGTTGGTAGGCGACGAGCTCGGCGCCGGCTCGGTTCATTGCGGCGGGCCGATCGTAGCAGAGGCGGGCCCGCGATACCGGCTCGCCTCGTCCACCGCCCCCCTCGCCGAGCGACGCGAGCCGGTCCAGCTCCGCGATGAACCGCGGGCCGTGCCCCTGTTCCTCGTCGCCCGCGACCCAGACGGCCGCGTGACACATCTCGTGGAGGAGGACCCGTCGCTCCGCCGTGTCGCCGAGCGGACTCAGGACGCGGATCTCCGCCGGCCAGTAGCGATCGGGCGCACGCTCGCCTCCGATCACCAGCTCGCCCGGCCGGCGAAAGACTCCAGCGACGAATCCCCGCACGCCGCGGCAGCGCAGCCCCCGCGTGGCCTTGAGGACGCCGACCCCGACACGGCGGACGTTGACGCCGAGTGCGCGGGCATCGGACCCGCCGAATTCGAGGACCCGCTGCGCCGGCGGTAAGGCCCCGGCCCAGAGCTGCGCGTTGAGCTGGTCGTACAGGACGCGGAGCGGTGGCCGGCTCATACCGGCGCGGCGGTCACGACCGGTTGACGCCCCGATTCCAGGAGGACCCCGCCCACGAGTATGGGGAGGGCCGTCGAGGGGGTGTTCTGGGCCCCGGAAGTCGTCGTGAGCAAGGCTTCCACGACGGCCGGGCGGGCTGCTCTCGCCCGCGCCAGGGCCTCCGGGCTCGCTCCGCCCTGGCGCCGGACCCGCGCCCGGATGACCCTGGCCACGGCCGGGAGCGCCTCCGCCGGGAAGAGCGCCCGCAGCTCGCCGTCCCCGGTCTGCCAGCGCCGCGCGCCCGGGATCGCCCACAGCCGGACGAACAGGCGGGGGCGAGCGGTGTACACGGCCAGCTCGGGGCCGCCGTTGTCTTCGATGCGCCCTAGCCGGCCGGGGATGAGCGGCCAGCCTTCGGCGTCACGGGTCACGCGCAGCCGGCGCGCGGCGGCGAGCTCGCGCAGTCGGGCGAGGGCGCAGCGTTGCTCCGCGGTGAGCGAGCGTCTCCGGAAGGCCCGTCGGTCGGTGGTACGCTGGTGCCGGTCCATCGGTCTCCTCCTCACGTGGTGGTGATGGATCCACGGCCCCGGCGCTGGCAGGCGTGCGGGGCCACTTCACGTCCGGTTTTCAGTCGTCCTCGACGAGCTCCCGCCGCTTCGGTGTCAGCACTTGGCGCATGACCCTCGAGGCACGGGCCCGGTCGGCGCCGATGTCGAACGCCACCGAGGCCCGGAGCCGCGCGAGGTGCTCGGCCTGCTCCCGGTCGGCGCGAGCGAGGCCGCGGGCGACGACCGCGAGGAAGCGCGCGTGAAGGTCCGGGCGGATCACCGCGTCCTCATCGGCGTGCGCAGCTCGAAGTTGCGCCCGCGGTGCGCGTCGCAGTGGTCCATCGGCGGCCGGCGCTTGTGCGTGCAGCCGGTGACCGCGCACCGGCGCGCGTGACACGGCGCCTCGCGGATGCCGAGCGTGAGCGGCGCCTGGCAGCGGCCATCCGCGCCCCATGCGTGAACGTGCGGGGTCACGGAATGTCGACGACGGCCGCGTCGCCCAGCCACGCCTGGACCCGCGCGCCGATCGCACGCTGGAGCTCGAGCTCGGTCGGCCCGGCGCTGAGCTGGCCCTCCGCCGCGTGCTCGAGGATCCGGGCGTTCTGGATGATCGGCTCCGGCGCCAGGCCGATCTCCTGCAGCTCGATCCAGGTCGGCCGGCGGCGGATGATGTCGATCTCTTCGGCGAGCAGGTCGGGCCGGTCGGCCGAGGCCGTGCGCTCGATCAAGGCCGGGGAGGTGTGCGCGAAGATCCCACGGACGATGCCCTGCCAGGCCGCATCGGCGAGGGGCGAGTGGTACAGGCGCGCCGTCCCGATACCGAATTGCCTGACGGCGAAGGGCGCCTCACGCGCGAGCCCGATCCGGATCTCCTCGACCTCGCCGATGACGAGCGGCACATGCGCGAACGTGAGCGGCATGCGGTCGAGGTCGTAGACCCACTCCTCGGGGCGGAACGGCCCGCGGTGCGGCAGCCGGTGCGGCCCCTCGTCCGCGACCACGAAGCGAATCCGGCGCTCGCTCCAGCCGTCGGCGACGGCGAGCGGCTCCAGCGCCGCGTAGGACGCCGGCAGGCCGAGCGCCTCGAGCCAGGCGGGCACGGAGCCGCCGTCCGCGATCGCCTCGACGGGGATGGTCGGACCGTCGGGCGTCTCGTTGACCCAGCGGTCGCCGGAGTGACGCGTGATGTACGTTCGGGCGTGGACCTGCTGGAACGACGTCATGACGTGAGAGCCCTCCGTGGCGGGACGAGCGCGTTGACCGAGACGTCGTTGCCGAGGGCGCCGATGGCCAGGCCGATGCCGGGCGCGACGAGGAATCCGGCGCCAGGAACGGCGAGCCCGACCGCGATGACCGCGATGGCGAGCACGAGGGTGATCCAGCTTCCCTTCCCCGGGCGGCCCCCGCCGCCGCGCGGGACGGTCGCGATGATGACGTGATGCCCGGCGCGCGGGCGGACGCGCGGCCACCATTCGGCCGGCACCAGACTGTCGTCGAGGAACACGCGCGGCTCGAAGACGTCCCGGATGCCCTGCGCCTCGAGGATCTCCGCGATGGTCATGCCGACCGGCACGGTGGTGATGACGCGGTCGCTGAGTGTGAAGGGATTGCGTCGCACGACGACGTGCACGACGCCGGCGGGCGTGGCGCCGGGCGCTTCGACGATGTCCGGGATCAGGACCGGCGGCTCGTAGGGCACCAGGGCCTCGCTCGTCACGGGAAGAGCCCCGGCGCCGTCTGCGGCGTGAAGAGGTGCTGGGTGAACGGGAAGTTGAGGACGTCCTCGTACATGAGCGTGCCCTCGACGACCAGGGCGTCGTAGAACACCTCGCGGAGCGAGAACCGATCGGACCGCTCGATGACGTCGGGGTGGCTCGCCAGCACGATCTCAAGCGTGACGGTCGCCGCGGACGGCAGGGACCGAACCGCCTCGACGATGCGGCGGTCGACGTTGTCGATCCGGAGCGTGACGCGGGCGAGCTGGTCCTCGCGCGAGTCCGCGAGGGCGAGCTCGAAGGGATAGGCGAGGTACACGTCGCCGCGGCTGGTGATCTT